CTATTGATTGATCACAACAAATGCGATCTTCGTCTCAGCTGTGGCCGCAGCGTTCGCATAGATCGTAAAGCTTCCCGAAGTAGGCACACACTGCACGCTCTTCAAAGTCGAGTCGTTGGTCTGCACTGTGCAGACGACGATGCTGGCCGCAGTCACCAAACTATCAGTCACCACAAGCGACGTTGCAGCAGCAGCAAAGTTCACACTCCCAGCCGCTTTGTTAATGGTCTGCGCGCCGGTCGTGCCGGCAGTCGTCATTGTCGGGTCTAAATAGAGCTGGCGAAGCTTGAAGTCCCTGAACACTCCTGGCGTGCCATTGTTGGCTTCCCATCGTCCGGCAGCGTTTCTCGCTAAGCCAGTATCTATCGCCTCGTAGAACTGTCCCTGCGTGAAGCCAAAAACTGAAGAAGCCTTGATGCCGACGGTGGCCGTTCCCACGCCCATGATCGGGCCGTTGGCTCCTCCTATGTAAACACTCTGACCATCGGTCGAGCCGAGAACAATCCCGCCGCTAGTGCTACCAAAGTGAATGCTGGGATTTATGCCGGAGCCACTCTTAACAATAATTCCCGTACTGTCGCCCGTACCCTTAATCACAGCATCAAGAGTAGAGTCGCTGCCGGTCGCGGCGATTTCAGGATTAGTGCCTGTGGCTCCGCCAGTCACGGTGAGCTTGTTGACCATCGAACCAGGCACGGACACTGCTATTGGCGAGTCAAGAAATGCTAGTGCTGTTGACCGATAAGGCACTATGCCGTTCGTCGGGTTAATCGCTATGCTGGCTCCAACGACAACCACGTTCGCCGCGCGCGCGCTGGTCGTCCACGGAATCTCTGTGCAGCTCGTCGGCGGATACGTCGCCCCGCAGTTCTTGGCGTTGACGAGCATGACAGGAGACAAAGGAAGATTGCCCGCTTCCGGGAAATCGATCTGCCTGTCATTGGCGGAGTTGGTATTGAAGACGGTGCCGACGAAGGTGTATTTGTCGCCGCCTGAGATCCGCGGATACTTGCTCGTATAGTAGACAGACTCCAAGGTTCCGCCGAGCATCTGGAAGCCTCGCATGTTAAAGAGCATCGCCGGCCCTTGGTAGTGCGCTTCAGGAGAAAATGAAGCATCCTCATCAGAGACGCTCACATCGTTGAGCGTCCAGGTGCCGGTCGAAGTCGAATCAGCATTGCCGAGCACGAGGTTATAGCGAACTCCGCCATGCAGGAATGAGTGATTGATTTGCCCACCGCCATTGATGCCAACGATATTGTAGTTAGGCCCGAACAGTTGCAGGTTGTCGAAATAATTGACGCCCGATGAGCTGAGATTGAAAATGTTGCCGCGCGAATTGGTGTCGCCGTAAATCTCCACATCTCTCACACTCGAAAGAAATGAGTTGTCAAAGAACCGGATTCCAACGCGGCTGAAATCAATATAGAGATCGTGGAAGTTTGCGCGCGGGGAGAGATAGGCATAGATGCCACCGACGCGACCAGAGCCTCCATCCGGCTCAAGGCGCATGTTGCTGATCTCGACATAGTTTGCGAGATTGATAAACGTCGGCCGACGAAGTGGCAGATACTCCGTGCCATAGGAGCTTGTCGCAACCATCTGCATGCCGTCAATCAGCCAGTTCGTCAGCCAGAGCGTGTTGCCGTCTGAGACAAGCTTCGTCAGGGGAGCACTGTAGCCGGCAGTGTTGCGCGCAACCGAAGAGAGCCTGATCGAATCCACCACGCAGCTTATCGAGTTGAGGACAGCATTATATTCCGGCCACGTCTGAAAATATTGTCCTAAGATCACGTCTTCATATTCATGCTGGGTGACTGCGTATTTTCCGGTCGCGGTCGTCGTGGAAGCCGTGAGCGTGCCGTTGAGAAACTGGCGCACATCCGCTTTGGTCGGATCAGCGTTAGGGCTGAAATTGAATTGCACAACATAACTGGAGCCGGCAACGAGAGAGTTGTTCGCGGAGGTCAGCGTGTAGAGCGTGTCTCCCAATCGAATCGAAGTCTCAAGCGCGTTGTTCGTTGTGACGGCCACAACCAGCGTGTAATTGTTCCCGGCCTGGTTCGGTGATTCGTTTCCGCCTCCGACGAGGATCGTGCGGTAAGTGCCATCGAGCACAGTCGGCTTGAAGATAAACTCCAGCGACATCGCCGTGCGCCCGTCAATATCCCACGCAGCAGAGTCTCTGAAGTTGAAATAAATACTGTTGCCGGCAGGCATCGAGTAGGCCGCGCCGGTGCCAGTGGCGAGAGCTGTCGTCGTCGGCACGTCGTCATAAGAGAGGCTGGGATTCGCATTCGTGCCTGGGCCAACGACCAGCAAATTACCACCGCCAAGACCAGACTTCGCTTTAAGAATTGAGAGCGACTTTCCTGCACCGGTGAAGATAGTGCCATCTATCTTGAAGCGCACTGGCTTACTCAGATAATAAGTGCCGATGGGCACATACACACGCGCGCTCTTCGTGCGCCCTGACGCTGTAGCCAACGCCTCGACTGCATCAACGGCTGCCTGGATAGCAGGCTGGCTGTCAAAGGTTGCGTCGTTCGGCTTCGCGCCCCAATCATCAATGTTGTAATCGCCTCCGTTCAAAGACTTCCACGTCACGCCCGTATCTATCACGAGACCTTTATTGCCGTCAGTCAGTCTGTAGATACGCCCGACATTACCAACCGCAGGCAGCCCCGCGAGCGTCGAAGTCGGAAAGCCTCCCTTGAGGTCAATCCCGCCATCGTTGTTGATGACGAGGCGATCTATGTTTCGAGTTTGAAACGCGACTTTGCCGGTGCCGTCAGCGTCTGTGTCACCGCCCTGGGTTAATGTATTGAGAGCAGAGTTTCCGCCCACCTGACCAGTGATGCCAGTACAGTCACCACAATTGCCTTCAAACTTTTGAGCTGTCATCGTGCCGCCGATGGTTAGGTTCGGCCCGAGCAGCTCTGAGAGCGTGCGTGTGGCTACGGCAGACGTGTGAGCTTCCAACTCGGCGACACTGACGAAAACGTATTGCTTGGCAAGATTGGTATCGATGACTCTGCGACCGGCGAGAGTGATGCTCGTTACGCTCGCCGGAATGTCATAGACGCCGATCAGCTCACGCTTGAGGCTCGCGCTGTCTGCGTACCAAACTTGGTAAAAGCTCTGCGGGGAAAGAGCGCGCGACGGATAGACCGAGACATCGAACTGCCCGGAGCTATTCAACGCAGATGAGACGGTCGAGCCGGTCGGCATCACGCCCGCCGGTGAGGTCACCGGCATCGTCAGAATAAAAGTGACGCTTCCCTGCCGCGCGTTGCCGCTCGCGTCTACCAGCGTGTCAATGATTCGCGTCTTCGCGTTCGTCACCACGATCGAACACGTCGCCGAGCTGCTGGTCTGCCCGCCGCTCGTCACTGCGAAGAACACGCCGTCAGTGCCGGTGTAGCCGCTATTGGGCGTGTAGACAAAATACCCGGTCGCTGAGTTAAAAGCCGTGATCGTGCCGTGCAGTGGCGAGGACTGGAAAGCGAAGACCAGCGCCGTGCCATCAGGGTCGTTGCCTTGCAGCTGGATCAAGGTCGCGCCCACCGTCGAGACGTTAGCCGTGAAAGTTGTGGCGGTCGGCGCGGTCGCGCGCGCCGAGCCTGCCGCGACAAAGAGACACGCGATGATGACCAGCGCGTGAAAAAGATTTTTGATTGTTCGAGTCATAGTAATTACTCCGTTCAAGGTTCAATGGGTTGATGGCCGTGCGGCACAGGGTCAAAGCCGCCTGATGAGCCGCCTGCGCCGCCCGCATCGGCAAAGGTGATTGCCAGCACGTCTGATGGAGCGCCATAAGCTCCGCCGCTGGAATGGGAAACGCGCACGTATTGCGTCAAGGCAGAGCTGCCACTCGCGCGCGTGACGTTGATGAAGCGCGGCAGTTCCTTGTTCACAAAATCCGCGCTGTCATAGATCGTCGTGCGCAGGTTAGTTGTCATCCCGGCGTTATCAGCTATCTCCACTTTCCGGAAACGAGCAAAGCGCGTGAAGCCGTCCACGCCGACTTCGACGAGCAGATTCTGCGCGTTGGTCGCCTGCCCGATGACGGGAGCTTCAGTCTCGCGCTGGATCGGGACGAGCTTGGAGACGGCATCGCGGAGCTGCGAGCAGTCCGCCGCGCCGTCCGCGCCGAGTGAGCGGAGATAGACTCTCAGGTCTCGATCCAGCTCAAGCGGATATTGCGCCGCGAAGGTTTGGCCGATTTGGGACAGGCCGAGCTTCTGACCTGTGCCGTACAGGTCAGAAGCCCCTCCGCCGCCCACCCATACCTCTGCCAGCGCAGGCTCCTGCGTGACCTCACGCTGAGGCGCAGCGCCCAGCACGAGATGCACGCCGCGAATGGATTCGAGTATGAGAGCGTCAGCCATTTAGCTTGTCACTTATCAGGTAGTCACCTGTTCAAGAGACATGGCGAGGCCAAGATAGTTCTCGACCCGGAAGCGCACGACTATGCCTGCGTCCACCGGCAGCGTGCCGCCTTCGACGACGCCTTCGTCGTTGCTCGTCACATCATCCAGGTCAGCGAGGTTCGTCGCATCGAAGACCTTGACCGTCGTGTTCGCCAGCGGGGTCAGCGCGCCGGCGCTGCCTCGATAGCTCAAATCGAATTGTTGAAAGTTACTTGCCATAAGCTATTCACACGGCAGCACCGGAATTCTGAGCTGCCCGTTCTCGTAGGTTATTTCTCCAATTTGCGCGCGGCACACGCCGCCGCCCGGCGGATCGTGCGGGTCGATGACGTGCGGCGCGAGCGTGATCTTGTCCAGCTCGGGACAGGCCGCATCCGGATTCGCAAAAGTGAGCGTATAGGTCTGGCCGACTTGGAGTGTGCCGACCAGAATGACCAGCGAAGCAATCGCGCCGCCGCTATCGGGGAACAGCACCGGCTCGGCGGCGCGCGTATTGAGATTGACATAAGCCGTCAGGTCGCTCGTTGACTTGTAAACGACCGTCACTTCAAATGGCCTGCTCGTCGCCACCGTGATGCCATTGAAGCGAAGGATTGAGCCGTGGCCTATCCCGACGACTTTCGCGCCGCCGCTGCACTGAGCATCGAGCGCGACGACTGCCGCACCTGTTCTCGTGTTGCCCGGGTCTTCCGCTTCGTACTCATCCGAGGCGGGCGGCAGCACAGTCTCGATGCCGTCGTAGTAATCCCTGGGATAAGCCTGCGCGACGATCTCGACCTTCAGATCCGGTTTGCGCTTCAGCGACATGATGCGGAAATATTCAAAGCCGTAGCGCGTGAGCTGACGTGAGAGGACGCGAATCACTTTGTAGGGATGAAGGTCAAGGGTCTCCGCATAGAAGGTTGTGAAAGTGACGCGGAGATTGTTCTTCAGACCGCCCGAATCGAACTCTCCCAAATCTAACAGCAGATTGCCAAGGCGCACTGATTCATTGTAGGCAGTGACGCCGAAGGCCGAATATTTCTTCTCGACGATGCGGATAGACTCGTCGCCGAGCGCGCGCCCCGCTTTGAGCTGCGCCGGCTTATCGTCGAACGACAGAGGCCGCTCGATATTCTGGTGCGCCGCGTCTTCGAAGGTGATCGAGAGCTGGTTCGGCAGATCTATGTCATCTATCTGCGAGCGCGTCAGCAGCGCTTTGCCGTTATCGTCAACGCAGATGTTTCGTGCATTCCCCTCGTCAGTAAACTCTTTAACGCCGTCAAGAGATTCTTTCTTGAGGGGCACGATCCGGATCTTCCCCTGCCAGTAGAAGGGCTTCGAGAAGCGACCGAAGAGGCAGGTGTCATTGATGACCTGCTGCGTCGTGCGGTCCTGAAGGTCAACATTGAGCGTCGAGCGCGTGCCCGAGTAGACCGTCCCCGAAGGGTCCGTGTAGCTCCAGTTGTCATCGCACCAGGCGGCCAGATCGATCCAGTCCTGAATGACGAATCGCGAATCGTCGAGGCCGTGTCCCCAGCGACGGTTGCGATACATCTCCAGCAGGCACCAGGCCCGGTTCGTCGTATATTTCCTGGTATATGATTCCGGAGTCGTATACACGCGAATCTCGTCTAAGCCTTCGATGATCGCCTGCCCGGCGAGGTTCTGCGGCCCGTACGCGCCGGCGTTGACTTGGCCATAGTTGGCATAGAAGAGCGCTGTGCCTGAATAGTTCGCGGCCTGGCCAGTCGGGTTCGGACTTGAGCCGAAAGATGTGCGCGACTGTCGGCGTGCGCCGAGACGGGTGTTCAAGTGCTCGGCTGCGATCGTGAGGTTATTGACTGCGCAAAACGTCATGCTCTTGATGCGGCCTTCGCAGGCAGCAAAGAGGACCTGCACAAAGCCCTGGTCTGGATGGCTCGTGTTAGGCGTCGGGATGAAAGCGAGGAGGTCCATATCGCGCACGACGCGGCGGCCGAAGACGACGCGCAAAGGACGCTTCAGATTGCTCGCGTTGCCGCGGCTTGAATAGCTGGTCGCGCCTCCTCCGGACTGCCCGATCTGGACGGTCTGCGTGGGCGTCTCCATGCCGAGATATGAAAGGTCGTCTCCGACGTGCGCGGTGCAGACAGCGCGACTTTTACGCGAGCACGTCAGCTGGGGCAGACCTCCGACGAGGACGCCGATGGTTCCGCCGGGCAGGTGAATGTTGACAGGGCAATCGTTATCCGCGATCGCTGCGAGCGTCGTCAGCAGGCCGCCGTAGATGGCTAGGCAAGTATCGAAGAAGGCGCGACGCGGCATCGGCAAGAGCGGCGAGCGAAACCCGATGGCAGCCTTACAGCGAAACGTCTCGCTGTCGGCGTTGTCAGGAGTGCGGAGATGGCCCCACCAGTTAGACATCAATAATTCCACTTGCGGAAACCAGTAAAAGACTTCGACCCGCACGCCTTCACCATGCAGATATGCGAGGTCCGCGATCTGCCCGTCGGCGTCAAAGAAGTTCAGCTCGATCTCTTCATCACTGAGCGCAGAATCAGACGTGATTGTTTGAAACAGTGCCGCGCTTTGGAGGTCTTCAGGGATTATTCGCGCCTCGATCGGCGAGACAGGGATGCCGGGCGTGATCAGATCGAGCTGCGTGACGGCGTAGTACCTGACGCCGGTCGGAGCGGGCCAGAAGACGGCAACCACTTCCGCCACCTGCTTATTTGGCAGCGCGGCGAAAGCATCGAGCTTGGCCTGTGTTGTCGCGTCCAGTGTGATCATCAGATCGTGTCCGGGTTGCCAGTCGTGTCCGTGGGCGATTCATAGTCACGCACGCGCCTTTGACGGATCTCCAGCTGGGCGGAGAAGGCTTTGGCCGTGAACTGGCTCCAGGTCAGCGTGTGCTCGACGAACTCGGCGAAATACTCTTTGCCCGTGCCCGGCTCGACGAAGCGAAAGGGGCGATTTCCGGCAGCCTTCGAGCGCAGGAACAGGTTGTACAGATAACGGGCTCTCGTCTCGCCCGACGGGTCGAATGAATAAATGCTGTATTCCTCAAGATCGGGCAGGAGCGAGATTTCGATCGACCACTTGTGCAGCCCCTCCGGAGAGCCGACGAGCGCGCCGTCGCCGTAGCCGTCACCATAGTTGGCGGTCAGCACGGCCACGGAGACGCTCATCTCCGCGAAGTGAAAGCCGGTCGTGTCTAAAAGCTCGTAATCCATTACAGGTTTAATGCCCTCGCGTGCTGTTGGACCAGGTCCGGATTCTTTCTGAGCGCCGTGACGTTTGCTGCGCCCACGGCATCCGGAGCTTTCTTCGCGCCCCAGCGGAAAAACTGTTCAGCAGAAACCGGCTCGATGCGGTCAAGAATGTCTTTGACCTGCGCAAGCATGGCTGCGGATTCAGCATGGTGGCTGCCGCTGCCGCCGCCACCTTGCGAGCGGGCGTACGCCGAAATGCTCGGGTGTATGTAACCGTCTTCTTTCGCCTCGAAGACTTCAGAGCGGCCACCGTCGCCGACAATGTATGAGCGTCCGCGATAGACAGGGGCGCCCGTCGCGCGCCGGGTGAAGTTGTTTCCGGCATAGGTCGATTCGCCGAACTGCGCGTTCGGGTCAGCCTGCTGCTGGTTGTTGTCCCGGAAGCGGTTTCCAGCCAGCGCTCTGCCGCCGAGGATGCTGACGCCTGCAATGCTCGCGAAAAGGGCAGCACCGGCGAAGTCTGCCGCAGCACGGGCAGGATTGAAGAAGAGATCGACGATGCCCTGCGCGGTCCAGAACACGGCGTTGACGGTAGCCTGTGCGGCCAGAGACGCGACGGCCTGCGCGGCGAGCTTGCGGAGCGCGTCGGGGCCTGTCTGGCCGAGCAGCACGAAGTTCTCGACCGTCGAGCCGATGCCTTGAGCAAACTGGTCGAATGCGCCTTTACCCAGGGCTTTGATCTCTTTGTAAGCCGACTTGAGACCGGCGACGGCCTGTTTGACGCCGCCAATCTTTTTGCCGTCTTCGTCTCTCGTCGCGAATGTCTGATGGTTAAAGACGCCCTCTTCGCCCTCCTTCTCACGTGCCAGTTTCTGCCGCGCCCTTATTTCTGCCAGGGTCTTCTTCTGCTCGGCTGCCGTTAACTGCACCGTCGCGTCCTTCAAACCCTCGAAGGCTTTCATGACCGGCGGCACGCCGATGCCCATATCGCCGAACATCTGCACGGCGAGCACGCCCTCCTGGTTCATTCGCTTAAAGAAATCTTCAGTCGCTGGAAAAGTGAGATTGACCTCAGCGAGATTGGTATTGAGCTTCGCAAACGCGGGCGGAATCTCTTGCGCGAGACGAAGAGGTGCGGCAGCGGGGCCGTCACCGGCCCCGCCGAGGATGTCCGTCGTGGCATACCAGGGTCGAGTGCCATTCGGCATGTTCGACTTCAGCTCGGCGATAGACTTGTTGAAAAATCTCTGCTGGTTCGTGAGCGCAGGCGCACTGTTGCCCACGATCGTGACGGGAATGGCTGAGGCTCCGCCGCCGCTCAGAATCGAATTGAAGATGCCGGTCAGATTTTGCTTGCGTCCGGGCAAGCTGGAGAAAGGCGAAGACGCCCAGGGCTGCGTCCCTCTGAGTCCGCCCATTAAATCGCCGCGCAGAAGAGGAGCGAGGCCGCCCGACTCGTCGAGGAGTCTGAGCGTAACCATCGCTTGATTGCCAACTGTGAAAGGAGTTGTGCGCGGATCCATGCCGAGCATCGGCAAGATACGCTTCCAGTTAGTGAGCGTCACCTGCCAGTTGCCACCAGCGCTCGATCGGCCCTTGGGACCTTTAAACCACTGACTCTGCGGCACGATGTAGCCCGGATGCTGGCTCATATCGGTGACATGGCGGCCGCCAGCCATCACATCAGGCTGCCCGCCCTCGGCGCGTCTGATGGCTTCCAGTAGCGCGCGGACTGCGGGATTTTGGAGCGCATCTTCGTATCGCTTGCGCAGGTCTGGAGCTGATAAGGATTGCCCGCCCTTACTATTAGCCCATGTTCTAACCTGGCCATCTGCGCCTGTGAGCAGTTCGGCTATCGCGCCTTTCAGATATGCTTTACTTCCCTCGCTTCTAAAGCCGCCTTGCCCGCCGTAACCGTCAGCGAGTCCTTCAACGGCGCCACCGGCAATGTCAGCAAAAACTTTTGAAGGCGAATTGATCTGCCACGCAGTTTTGAGCGCTTCCACGCCGACGCCGCCCAGGGTTGAGATCGCAGACTTGAGACTATTGACTGCTTCGCCGCTCTGGATTCCTTGCACCGCTCCCTGCGCGACTCCTGCGCCGACGGACACGCCCTTCTCGATCACGCCGATGAATTGTCCGGCAGTGTCGTTGATGAACTGGACGATCTTCTTCGCCTCCGGACTCTCCAGTATCCGGTTAGCGGTCGCGTAGTAATCCGACAATCCTTTCGCGAGGTTCTCTGTGCCCTGCTGGGCCAGTAATGCCTGCGACTGGTTGTATCGCTCCTCTCTGCCGTAGAGAGTGGTTTCCGAGATCTTTTTGGCGAAGCCCCCTTTGTGGCGCTCGATGCCTTCGGCGATCAGGCGCGCGGCTATATCGCCGTCGATCTCGTTGCGCTTGATCATCCCCTTGATCTCTTTGACAGAGAGACCGGTCGCTTCGGAGAGCAGCTTCGGCGCGTCCACGCCGAGCTTGTAAAGCTTCGTGAGAGTTTTGCCGCTCAGCTCTCCCTTTTCCGCGACGAGGCCGAGAGCGTTGGCCAGCGAGCTGAAGGTCTCTGCTCCGCCGCCGAACGCGGCAGACTGATCCGCCGCGGCGCGCAGCTCAAGCGAGGTTAATTTGAGATCGGAATTGAACTCTTCTAACCGTTGCGAGGACTGGAGCAGAAACGGCAAATCTAGACCCGAATCGAGCGAAAGAGTTTTGAGGTCTGTGATGTGCTGGTTGGCTTCTTCAATCGAGCCGCTGAACGAAGTGAAGTGAACCGTCGCGCGCTCGATCTGTTTATTTAATTCTAGCCCTTGCGCTATCTTCGGGCCAATGATGCCCGCGACTTTCGCCATGGCAGCATCGACCGCGCCACCGATCGTCGAGCCGACTGCCGTGCCGATGCCGGGCGCGATGGCCGTGCCGATCAAAGAGCCGACGGTCGAGCCGAGACTTGAGAGCACGCTGCCGATGCCGTCCTGCATCGCGTTGCCGACGGTCTGCCCGGCGATGTTGCCGATAGCATTCAGGCGCGAGGATTTGGAAAAGCCCTCTAACTGTTTATTGAAATCCTTCGCGGCAGATTTGAAGCCGGCAGAGAAGCCGGCGGTGAGTCCTCCGCCCTTCTTCATCTCTGAATTTAGCTTCTGGAAAGATGACGTGGTTTTCGTCGTCGCATCGTCTACGGCCTTTAGCTCAGACTTCGCCTGTTTGCCGTCGGCGGCAATCACAATGCCCAGCTTGAAAGATTCGACGTTGCGCATGGCTGTTAGTCCGTTGTTCGAAACTTATGCGAGAGAGCATTTGCCTCAAGCAGCAGCAGCATCCTGTTCACGTAATAGGCCGACCACTCTTCTGCGATCTCCTGCGGATTGATGCCGAGGGCAAGCGCGAGCTGGAGAATGGGAAGATCCTCGATCGGCTTGCCTTCGCCGCAACCTAGGAAACGGGCTGTTCCGTAGAGGACTTTTTTGACGGGTTAATGTCTTCCTGAATCGCCTCGAAAATAGATGCCAGGTTGTCTCCGCTGAAGACCGCCAATAGCTCAACCGTGATTTTGACCGGCTGCGGCGACTCAGGCGTGCCTTCGCACATGTCCGGCAAGTCGCTGACGATCGTCGCGAGTTGCCGGGCCAGCGCGAGCGTCGAGACTTCCTCACCTGCTTCCTTTGCTTTATTTCCCTCCGCAACGATTTCAGCTATCTCCTTTTCGACTTTAGGAGAGAAGGAGTGATAAACGACGCGGTGGTCTTCGGTTTGACGCACGCCGCCTTCCTCAAAGGTTAGCTTTGCTACGCAGGTGCGCGTCGCGTTGGCGAATTTACTGATGTGTCTCATTACTTTCTGTTGCTCCTATGTAAAAGCCGCAGGCTCTTGGACTAGAGCCTGCGGCAGTTGTGGATTGACGTGCGCCGCCGCTCTGCGACACGCGCTTGCCTATTCGAGCAGGCGTCTGCGACCGAAATATCCGAACGTCGGGTCGCTGCCCTTCTCGCGATCTTTCAAGAGATTGCCTTCCATCTCGTACATCACGACCTCATCACCCTTGCCGTCTATCTTCGTGGCCGGGCTGAGTGCGACGCGGTAGAACTCCCACAGCTCTTTCTTGTCATCGTTGGCGACGTTGGTGAGCTTCGCCATGATGAAGAGTTCCTGCGAGCGCTTGGTCAGAAGAGCAATGCTCTTCTTCCCTGCGGCTTCCGTGCCGGAAATCTTGAAGGGCTGCGTGTAGCTGGACACATCGAGGAATTTCACCGTGCCGAAATCGGCGTCGACTTCATACTTGGTGGATGTCACGGTCGCAGGTGTTACCGCGCTGTCAACGATCACTATGCTGGAGACCTTGGCGCGCGCGCCCGGAATCTGATAAGTCTCGCCGGCGATGATGCCCGTCGGGAAAGCGACAGCAGTGAAGGTGCCGGTAGTCTCGTCTACGGACTTGCCGAAGAGAGCGAGCGCGAGATTTTCTGCGGTGGCTTCCTTCAGGACGAGGCGAAGCTTGCCCGTCTGCTTGATCGCGACGTGCAGGTCCTGCGTCGAGATGGCCTCGCTCGTGTCGAAGTTCTCCGCAAAGTCTACCTGGACATTAACCTCGATCGTCGGCGCTTCGCCCACATCACGCAGCGTTCCGGGGCTGCCGTCCGCGTTGCGCGAGGCAACCAGAATGGAACCTCGACCGATAAAATATGCGCGCTTAGACATTACTCACTCTCCTCACTCGTATGCATCGAACGTGTTCGACAAATATTCAATCGTAAATTCAATGGCGGCTCCCGCCACCTGAAATGACTCGCTCGGGATCATGAAGCCGTCCTGTCCCGGTATGGTCTGAAGAGCCATGCCGTCCCAGCGCGGGTCTTTCTTCACCGCTGTCTGGCAGTCGCCGATCATCTTTCTCAGCTCGGCCGGATTCTGCGCGCCCATGACCCTCAGCTGAATCTTCAGCTTGTTGGTCTGATCGAGCGCGTATTTCTCGCTCAGCTCCGGATCGTTGTTCAGATCGCAGACGCCGAGCTGCGCCCCTTCGCCCTCATCGCAGTGCGTCAGCCACTCTTCGACCTTCCCGCCGAGATCGGTCTGATAGCCGTTAGAGATCAGAATCGTCCGCATGCGCGCGACGACCTTATCGACCAGCTTTTGACGAAGCGTGTCTGCCATCTCACTTGCTCAGGTAAACGGTCGAGACTCCAGTGCCGTCATCAGCGATGCGCTCGACCTTGTAAGCCACGCTGTTCACGGTGACTGTCGTGCCGCGCTTTACTCCGGAGAGATCAGAAGTCTTTGCGAGCAGATTCGGCGCGTCGGCCTCGACCTGCGCGTCATAGATGTCAACCGCCTGTGACGGTGTGTTGAAGATCACAGACGCTGTGCGCGGCGTCGGGCTGAGATTGAAGACGGCTTCTATAGCGAAGCCGTCCGGGTCAAAGAACAGAGTTAAATCTTCAGTGAACGCCATTAGGCAATCAGCTCTTGCGCGTAACCTCGTCCGGTCGCATCGCTCGGGGTTTCCGCTGCGCGCGAGAGAACAGCGACTGCTACCGCATAGCTGCCCGCGGTGCCGTCTCCGCCCGTCATCGAGAGGTCGAGGTAACGCTTGCGGCCATTCAGGTTGACGTGAATGGCGTAAAGCTTGTTGTCGTCGGTCGCTGCCGGAAGCGTCGCCGGCGCAACGCTGAAATCCGCGCCGGGCACGTCGGTCGCGCCCGCCATGTTCGAGGCATCCGACTCCTGAAGCTTGAGCGCGGCGAGCGCGATGTCGAGCGCGCCGAGCAGGATGATGATCGTCACGTAGCGAAAGCCGAGCGTGTCAATCGTAGTGGTCGGGAACGCGGCGTTATCGACGATCGCAGCGGGATTCGTCACGGCCACAACTTTCTGTGCGAGACTGTTGATCATTTCTTCTCTCCGTCAGAAAAATCTTCCAAGCAAGAATCAAAAAACTGTTAAGGGAGAGGGCGAGCGCCGGAGCACCCGCCCTGATAACTCATCACTTCTCAATTAGGGAGCGGTGATCAAAGCGACAATCGGACCGGCTTCGCGCTTCGCGGGCGTGGCATCGGCATTGCCCACGTCGTGCACGTTGATGTCGAAGCGCTCCGTGCCCTTGATCGTCCACAGATCCTCTTCGAAATCCGTGTCGTTGGAGTCGGTGAGCTTGATCGTGACGCCGCGACGGTCGCCGAACATCGTGCCCTTCGCCAGGTCGCCGAACAGGAGCGGAATCGTGCTCGCCGCCGTGCTCTTCGGCAAGACCTGCGCGATCTCGACCTGATAGCCATTGAACATCTTCACGCGCGCGCCCTCGACCTCGGCTGCGGTTGTGCCGCCTGCTTCGAGGATGAGGCGCACGAGCACTTCGCTCCAGAAGGTCTTGTGACAGAAGAAACGGGCGTTCGGGGTGTCGGCGTACTGGGGAAGACGCCCGACGAGCTTGAGCAGGTCGCCGCGCGTGATGGAATCCCAGGTATTACCTGAAGCCTGCACGAGGCCGGCGACATTCGCGACGGTGCCGGAGAGGCCCTTGATCTTGTTGATGACGCCCGTGATGCCGTGAAAGTCGCCCGTGCCGTCGCCGAGGAAGCCGCAATCGTCTTCCGCGATGGTCATGGCATAGGCGATCTCATACGCCAGGTCGTCGGCCATCGAGATCACAGAGTCTTCCGACAGCTCGTCCTCGTACTTGGCCAGGACGCCCCACTTGCGCGCGAACAGTTCGACCAAATCCCACTTCTTCTTCGACTCGGTAATGCGACGGCTGGAACCTTTCGCGCCAATCGGGTAGGCCGTGAGGCCGCCCTTGCGACGCGGGCGCTGCTTGGAGTCGGTGCTCATTGGCACGACGTTAGCGAAGCGGCGGAAGACGCCGAACTGCTCGCGCAGGTCAATCATCACCGCTTCGAACTCGGTCGGCACGAGCACGCCACCACTCTCGTTGTCACTTTCGCTGTGTGCGCGCTTAATGACGATGCCGTTCTCACGGCAAAAAGTCTGCGCACGCGACAGCAACTGCTCGTTGCAAACTCGCGCCATAGGGCCAGCGAGCAGGAACATGCCGAAGCGATATGCCTTTTCCGCTGCGCCTTCGCCGCGGAAGGCTTTCAAGCCGCCGATAGCGCGCGTGGTCAGTTGGACGTGTCCGCCGGAGCGCGCGGCGACCGTCGCCGGATCTTCCGTCGGCGTCTTCGCCTTCGCGGCCCTGTGCTTCTCGCGCACTTCCTTGCGGAAATCCGCGACCGTCATTGTCTCGTCGGCGATGAATTCGCGCGCCAGTTCAACCTCGCCGAGCATCTCGCCCAGCGCTAAAAGCTCTTCATCTCTTTCCATTACTTTCCTCGCTTCGGTAGTTGGTTTATGCGCGGCGCGCGCGCCGCCTTGTTTGTTTCGTTCCTCGTCCTCTTCAGCCGCTGCGTCCGGGTCTTCTTCCTCTTCCGGGTCGTAATCCTCTTTATCGCCGGCGCGCTCTTCCTCTTGACACTCTTCACAGCCCTCGCCTTCGCAGGCTTCGCAGACATCTTCGGCATCGTCCATCGAGCGCCCGACGCCAACGGTTAAATCGGCAGGAATGGAAACCAGAGAGTTTTCCACCGGCTCCCAGTCGGTCGAGCGATAGATAGGCCCGTCGTCGTCTTCGCGCTCCAAATGCAGTTCATGCACGATGAAGCCGGAAGAGATGCCGGTGCGGATGCCGTCAATCACGTCCTGAAATTCTTCTTCGGCTGAAGATCGTTTCGAGAACCGTATCTTCGCGCGACAGATATGGCCGTCGTTGCTCACGTTTTCGTGAACGCCGATTTGCTTTGTGCGGTCGTGGTCTGTCAGGAAGGGGCCGTTCTGCCGGAGGCGGTCGAGGCGAACTGAACTAGGGGAATGATCGAGAATGAGCCTGCCGAACCAGTGCTCGACGGGCGTGTCGGATGAGAAAGCGATTGGCTCGACTGTACGTGCCTTCTCGTCAATCTGAAGGCTTTCTCGGACAAGCGCAAAGGCGCGCTTCAGCTTTTTGCCGATGACGCGTTTGTCGTTTCGCTGGAGAAGCTTTTTCTTCATATTCACGTCCGTCGCTAAAAGGAGCATCCTTCGCAACAGACGTGAATATGCACGAGTTGAAAATTTTATTTCCGGGAGGGTTTCTGCCCGTCGGCCTCTTTTTCATCAGAACTCACAAGGAGACTGCGAGCATTTATGTCGCAGAGGAATTGTGTCCTCTGCGAACATGCTTTCAAATGTTCGCCTCAAGCCTCCAATCCTTTCTAGTTTGAATACACGAAATAGTGTGTGAAATATTCTCTGATTAGAGAAAATAAGTGTTGACAAATATTCTTTAGTCGCGTAATATTCTCTTACGTTAGAAATAACGAATTTGAGAAGGAGATAAAGACGATGACAGACCTTGACAAATTCTTTAACGACATTGAAAACGGCACAGTTGAAACTCCTGAGGGCTGGGTGGGAGCGCGGACATACGAACTCGCTTGGGAACGAGAAAACGGCGACACAATCACTCAAACAATGACGAGCGGCTTTGGCGAGCAAGGCGCGATTGAGAGTATGCGCGAACTGCTGCCTTCTGATGCGAGGGCTGAGACGCTTCGCGTTGTACGTGAAATTATCGAATCGCACATGGAGGGCGAACAGTGAAAGACGAACTTCTGAGCGTGCAAGCCGCCGCACTCGAACTTGGATTAACAAAAAGTTCGGTGCAAAAAATGGTTGAGTCGGGAAAACTTCCGGCTCAACCTGTGGGCGAAATCGTAAAAGGTCTTTCCGGTTGGGCGATTCGGCGGAAAGATTTAGAGAAAATGCGCGAGCGTCCAAAGGCCGGACGGCCTGCAAAGAAAGGGTAGAAGTAACGTGAGACAGAAGCACGCGAGTAGCGCACACGGCAAGCACGTTCTGAACTATCACCTGTGCTGGTGCGTCAAGTATCGCCACACGCTCTTGACCCGCGAGATTGGTGACAGGGTTAAAGCAGTCCTGCACGAAATCGCGGTAGCGATTGACGTTGAAATAATTGCCGTCGAGTGTGATACCGACCACGTCCATGTCCTTTGCAGGTTAAAGCCAACGCACACAGTTTCAAGTGTGCTTCACAGATTCAAAGGCGGCAGTGCCTATAGAATCTTTCGAGAGTTCCCGTCACTCCGTCGCCGTTTGTGGGGCGGGCATCTCTGGTCTCCGTCTAAGTTTTCAAGCACCGTAGGCGGCACGACGTTGGATAAGGTCAAGAAATACGTTGAAGAACAACGGGCGGAAATGACCGAACTCCCAAGCGTCGAACCGTAAGTTTTCAAATCCAACTCCCGACCGCCTTCTAAGGAATCCCCGCCGCTTTCTTAGAAGGCGGGGAGGATTCAACAGCCGCGGGTGGCGCAGAGGCTTTTGAATCCTTCGCGCCGAGCACAACGCCCTTCTCTTTGATGACCTTTTGCTCGTGTGCCAGAGTGGTCATTTTCTCTTCGAAATCGCCGCCCTGCTCACCGATCACATCAGTGCGGGCATCAAAGCCCTCCTCGACTGCCATCTTGGCCGCCTGAATCTCCTTGTAGGGGTCAATCCAGCGCCAGCCGCGCGGTTGGAAATGAGGTTCCTGGAGCCGTTTGTAATCGGCCACACGGATATTTACCGCGCCGGTCATCATGGCCGAGCGGAGCCAGGCGAGAAAGACGCGCCTTTGCAGTTCCTCGATCTGAAAATGCTGGAGACCGCGCCAAGTGTCGCGCTCTGAAAGCAGGCCGATCCGCGCCGAAGAATAATTGACGCCTTCGAGGTCTTCGGCCAACGAGAAATAGGTTACGTCCATGCCGGCGGCGATGCCGCGCAAAACGCCCTTGATAAAAGACGGATAGCTCGTGTTCGGGTGCGTTGGATCGTATGATTCGAAAGTATATCCCGCTGGGATGAGGTCGAACTGTCCGGCCTCGGCATTATGCGGCAGATTCGGATTAGACCTGTCCTCTTCATCATCCTCTTCGCCCGTATATTCTTCCTCTTCGGGCGTTTCTTGCTTGAAAAATCCCATCTTGCAGGCACCGACGCGCGCCGCGACCAACTCCGCCTCTTCGTATGCGCCCAAGATCTTCAGCCGCTTGATGGCCGTGTGTATCCAGGGCACGCCCCTCACCTGCGTGTCATCGTCGGAGTTCTCATCATCCATCAGAAAACTGTGAATGATCTCTTCAGCGGGCACGCGCGTGCGCCAGTTGGCCTTCGCGTCTCTATCGAGAAAGAGGTAATCGGACGGAGGCGGGGTCAAATGATAAGCGACCGGCCTGTCGTTCTCGTCTAGTTCAACCGACATGATCACGCGGTTGCCGTTCGGGAGTCTTTCGTTGAAAGTCTCGTCGAGCCAGTCGGCACTGTAAAACTTCAGAGAGAAGCCAAAAGGATTATCGGCGTCGCAGATACGTAAGAGGCTTTCACCGTCGCGCGCGATCGCATTGATATGCTTGCGCTGAATCGCCGTCCACGAAAGCTTCCCGTTCAGGGAGGCGTTCTCCTTGTGGCACCACTGCTTCCACGCAGTTTCAATCGTGCGATTCAAGACCTGATCAAGCTCACCATTTTTATCGCGCGCTCTCACCTGTAACTTCATGCCCGTCGGGCCAGCCACGTTGTTTCTGACCATCGAGAGAAACTTTTTGACGTAGTCATTATTGCGCGCCAGGTCGCGCGAGCGGGCGCGGAGAAACCTGAGCGAGCGGCGCAGCTCGAAATTATTCGAGGTGTTGACGACTGTGAAGTCGCGACTCAATCGGTCGACGCGCGCGGCGTCATAGGAGCGCCTGAGGGCACGTCGTTTCTCGCGGCGCTCAAGTTTGGCGCGAGCTGCTGCCTGTTCGTGGCGAAGCTGCGCGAATGTCGGCAACTCCAGATTCAGTGATAAAAAGTCCATTACGGTCTATCAAACCTCACATCTATAGTTTTGAAGAGAGTCTTGCCTTTGCGTACGCGCGCGCGGCGTAGCTCTGCCGCATAGAGTTTCGAGTAGGTCTCGCGCAGCTTGATTAACTGCTCGACCGGGATGCGCTGAAGCTGGCGATTGCCGATCACGTACAGCTGCACGTCCCTGGGAACGCGCCCTGCAATGAGCGTATCTATCGCGTCGAGAATCTTTTTCGCCTGCGAGCGATTGTCGAAGGTCGAAGTGACGGCCATCGTTTTCAAATTCTGAATGACTTTCGTCTCTCCGCGCGCGATCATGAACTCGGAGCTTCCATCCGAGACCCATGCTTCCCAGGAATAGGCACCAACGGACATTTCCGCCGTCACGCTTTTATCCACCGTCACGTGAAAGTCGTCGCCCTCTGCCGCAGCAGTCGTGTTGAAGCCCTTGCCTGCTCCGCGAAAGTAATAGCTGAGCGACCACGTCAAAGCCGGATAATCTGAGAGGCTCTTCGTCCATTCAAGTGTCTCTCCGACGGTTATCTCGGGCGGCTCGGCATTAGAAATTTCATCAACATCAAGTGACATCACATCTCTCCATCTCTTACCAGCTATTGACAAATCCGCGGCGGCGGCGCGCGCGGGGCTTGCGCCGGGCGGTTTGTTGTGCCTGCTCTTCCTCGTTTTCGGCTTGGATCTGCGCCTCCGGAGGAGATGAAACAGGGATCGCGGCAGCCACATGCGATTCGCGGCGCTTGCGTAGGCGGCGGAAATCAGGATTCAGAATCCTCTTCGCGGCCATCGCGTAGACGCGAAGGTCAAGCGCCTCGTTGCGCACGCCCGGCCTGAGCTTTTCCCACCGGCGAACGCTCTTGCTCCGCTCGTGTCTCACAACAGGGTGCTCGCTCCTGAGCTGCTTAAAATATTTCTCGCCGTAATAGACAAATCCGTCGCGCTCGAATTCCGTCGGGAAGTGGCAATAGCCCGGCCCCGGTTCAGCGACGAGCAGATGCGCCGCAATCGTGTCCTTAGCCGTCTCTGTGCCGAGGTTGTAAAGCCTGACTTTCGGCTTTCCCACGAGAGAGGGGGTTGAAATCAGAGGCTTGCCCGGTGTGTTCGCGCCTTTGACGGCATACCAGCGCCGCCCGGCATGCTTGCGCGCAAAGCGATAGACATCTTCCGTATTATGGCCGCCTGTATCTATGCACGCGCAGGCGACGCGAATGGTCTGCACGAGAGCAGCTTCGCCGTCTCCATCCTCATTGCCGTCAGCGATAGGAATCTCGAATTCGTAATCGCGCAGGAGCAGGTCTTTGAGTTCCTGCCAGACCTCATTCTGCGACGGGTCGCCCATGAGCACCTGGTGATCGATTGACCAGGATTCGTCGTCAATGCCCCAGCCGACGATTTCCACCTCTAAGCGATTACCCTGCACGTCTACGCCGGCAGTTAAGACGAGCACGCCATCGGGCAAGAGCTCTCCGTAAGGCTCGCGCCGTGATTCCAAGTCTTCGACCGATGCTTGCGCGCTCAAATCTTCCCAGCCTTCGGCCAGCGAAGTGTTGACGAACACTTTTAGGGTTTCTTTGCTCTGCTTCGCTTCAAGAAAATTCTTCGCCATCTCACCCCACGTCACAAAGGGCGAATATCCCTCCCAGATATGAAAGCCTGCGCGACCTGTGAACGGCTTCTCAGCTCTCCACTCGCCGCGCGCGAGCATCTCCGTCTTATGCTCATGCTCGATGACACAGCCGTTGACGCACACGTAATAGGCATTTAAGACATCATCGTCGTCCCATTTGATTGTGAAGTCTCCGTCACGCTTCCAGACGAGCGCTTGATACTCGTCGCAGTGCGGGCAGGGAACGTAATACCTGCGCTTGTCGGAGTTCTCATATTCCAGCTCGATTGGCGAGAAGCGCGGAGCTTCGGGCGGCGAGCCGGGCGGATTCTCCAGCCGGTCGCGCGGCGTGGAAGGCTTGAAGATGATGGCATCGGGAAAGGTCGTCGTGCGCTTCTCGGCGAGCTTGCAATAATCGCCCTCGCTCGTCGGCCTGTAGGCGTCGCGTTCGTCGTTGATGACGATGCGACGTGGACGCGACGAGGCCGTCGCCGCCGACGTGGCGTAACCGATGGCCAGGTGGCCGCCTGGAAAACTTTTGTCTCCGATGGTGTTGCCGCTATCGCGCGAGCGCGCATCAGAGACGATACTGGCGAGCACGGGCGTGTCACGAATCATCGGGGCTAAGGATTCTTTCGACCAGGCGTCGGCCTTCGGCTCCGTCTCACAGGAGTAAAGAATCGGCGAAGGGTCAATGTGCATGAAATAGCCGATGATATTGTTGGCGCATTCAGTGCCCGCGACCTGCGAGGATTTGACGAAGATAATTTCACGCACGCCGGGCTTGCCCACCGTGTCCATGATCTCGACCAGATACGGCACGAGTTCATTGCGCCAGCGACCAGGACGAGCTGAGCGCTCAGCCGAGAGAAACCTGTAGGTGGCCGCCCACTGGGAAACGGTCAGAGAAGACTCCGGGATTGCGATGGCAATCGCATCAGAGAAAACGCGTATGATCGCTTCTGAGGTCATTAAAAATGCGGCCCGTCTCCGTCTTCAGAATCTCTGTGATCTGCGCCGCCGACTCCGCCTTGTAAAGTTGCTGCGCTATCTCGCGTGACATCCGCACGCCTACGCGGTTATGCATGGACTTGAATAATCTCAGGGCGTAATCCTGCACCTCTTTGACTGAGACGACTTCGCCGCGCTCGCTGGCCAGCTCAAGCTCTTTGAGTTCCGCTTCAGCCTGCGCCCGGCGCAGCTTTGCCGCGTCGAATTCGGCTGAAGCTCCGGCGATCAGCGCGGGCAGCGCGTCAACCAGTTCGTACATCTTCGCGCCCTTCGTGCCGGGCACAGGCTCGATCCCTTCGAGCCGCTTGCGCACCGTCGCGCGGTCGAGCGTTGTCAGTTTCGCCAGATCTGAGATTGAATAACTCATTCGTAAACCGTCTCGTCCACTCTCAGCAGTCTTTCCGGCCACACCTCAACACACTCCATCTTGACTGACTCAAGATGGAGTGTGTTGACATAGTTGGTGATGTGTTGCCAGAAGATGCCACAGAGGGACATGGAGTCTTGCGCGCGGATCAGCATCTCGCCAGAGCGCATGTCGAGCGGCTGCGCGCAGTTATAAGTGGCATGCCAGTAGAGCTTATAAAGTGTCCTCATGGCGTCACCTCGCAGTCGCCAAGGCGTTCTGAAGAGCCTTGTAAAAGTTATCGCCGAGCTTCGTCTGGACGATCTTCTCGGTTGGCTCGACCAGCGTGGATTCCTTTTTGATCTTCGCGCGCGGCTCAAGCCGGTAGAGCGGCACAAGCTTCGTGTTGCCTTTACGGCCACGCCTTTGAAAGAGCACAGGCCCGTTTCTGGTCATCAAGACAATGTCGCGCTTGCCGCGCAGCGCGCCGGGCCGTTGCGACTTCTGAATGATGTCGCGCTTCGTGCGCCGCACGTTCTCAGTCGGGATCGCGATGGCATTTCCCGTCGGCGTCTTCGTGCCACCGGTCTCATGCAGCGTGAGCCAGTCGGCATCAGTGGCCACTCCGGACTGCAATTTGTCTTTGGTCGCCGGAATGAGCTTGATGCCGAACTTATTCGAGGGCTTATCCCAGTTGTTTCTGACCGTGAAGGTGGATTCGATTGATCTGATCACGGCGGTCTGCGCCATCTGCGCGGTCTGCGTCAAAGCCTGCGCGGTCGCAAACATGACTTGCTTCTCCACGCTGGCCTGGTTCGATTTGGTTTTGACGTTGCCGGTGATCATGTTCTTCAGCTCATGAGCCAGAAAATGGAATACAGAAGGATGCAGCCGCCGAGAAAGCAGCCAATAGCAATCAAAACAAACGTCGCCAGCAACTGATTCTCAGTGAGATCGCCCTGTCCTGTTTCTGATTTCCCGGACATCGGTCTTTATCTCCATCAGGTCGCGCTGCAAACCATCCAGATAGGCTTTGAACTCTTCGCGGGTCAGCGACTTTTCGCGCAGTTCTTTCAGGTCGCCTTCGAGCTTGACGATGTCTGCGCCCTGCACGTCCACCCGCATCCCGAGCCGCACGTAACCCGCGATGATGCCCGCGACCACCACCGCGAATGCGATGATGGTCCCGAGCTGCTTGTCAAACCATGACGCGACAGATTGCGTGTCGTCGAACATGCCCGCGCTCCTACTCGCTGGCTTGTGCGTTGACATAGGCTGCGTCAGTCGAAACTGCACGGCGTGCGGATTCTCGAATCGTTGAGACCACACCCGCATCCAGATCAACCCCCGTGTAAACAGAGACGGCGCGCAGGTCAGCGTGCTCCCCGCCAGCCTTGAAGGCCGCGCGAGCAGCACGCATTCGCTCAGCGTCATAGGGCACACCGGCCAGCGCAAACTCTATTTTGTCTCTGGTGACGGAATGATTGGCGGAGACCTTTCTGACCGCGCGATTGAGCTGCGTCGCGTACCAGACCGAGACCACATTCAAACCGATCGCGATGAGCTGAAGCATCTGCGAGAGTCCCGGGTGATTGACTCCAGCTATATTCAGCGCATTGATGCGGGTGATCAGATTGGCGAGCACGGGAGCGAGCGCGGCGATGGAAGCCGGGTTCATCGTGTCCAGCGCGACGCCTAGATCATGCTCGAAGCCCTGCGCGACGGTATGAAGGTCGGTCATCTCAAGCTTCATGTGATCGCGCACGTCGGCGGAGATGAGATGTTGAGCGTAAAGCTGATCGGGAAGCCCTGCATTGAGTTCAAGCTGCACGACAACGACGTGTGTGCCTGCCTTCACTCTCTGGATAGCCGCGCGGCCACAGGCCACAGTGCCGAAGATGATCGATGCCGTCAGCGCCAGCGCGAGCGCCATTCTAAATACTGATTTCAGGGGATGCATAAAAGTCTATCGTCCTTTCCTCTCCGTTTACCTAAGAGTTAACGGGCCACGCGCGGCACAGGGCGCACAGGGCGCATAGGAGCAACCACGCTTCGCGGCGCTGGTCTGTTCGAATCGCGCGACCCGTCGAGGCTGAGACTATGGCAAATGAAAGATTTATTTCCGGGAGGGTTTCTGCCCGTGCGTAGCAGAAGAAGATGAGAGGCGATAATAGCGTGTCGTGCCGGCTCTTCCGCAGTTGCGCTTTCCGGCGCGGGTGAACCATGTGGCCAGCCCATTGCTCTCAAGAAAGTCGAGAATCTCCTGCACGCCATCTTTCCTGAGTCCGGTATCGCCTGCGATCTCCCTGACTGAAACGCCGTCTTTGCCCCACGTCGTCAGAATTCTCAAGACTGCGTCGCGCTTGCTCTCTTCTTTCTGGCAATGGCGCAGGCGCAGGCGAGTGGCGGCGGCGTACAGCTCTCTGGCCGACTCTTCGTCAGGAGCTGCGTCTGCCATCCAGATCAGCTTTTGCGCGAAGGCGAGCACCTCTTTTCGCTTCTCGTCGAGGGCTTGATGCAGATTTTCGACGCGGGCTTTGTTCGTGCATTGCTTGCAATGAGAGCGTGGCTGTGGAGGGCCGAGCTTGCGCTTGCGCGCGTGAAAACCGGTGAGCGGCTTCGATTCTTTGCACTTCGGGCAGACCTTTTCTTCTATGGCTGAAAGCGAGGCGAGATTATTAAGAGGGGACGAAGGAATCGTCGAAGGAGTTGGGGGTAATTGGTAAGCCATAGAAGAAAATCAGGTCGCCATGGTGCGCGTGCCCGGCGTCTCGCGCGTCGGCATCGCTAATGTGGGAGTAAATAACAGATTTGACGGGCTTATTTATGGGAGGGTTTCTGCCCGACGGGATGTAAATCTAAAAGTTAACTCCTAATTCGCGCTCCTATGAGATGCAAAACATCCTCTTCCGTGCGAATTACGTCGAGTTGGCCGCGCCAAATGGCATGAAATTCCTTCTGATCGGGCGTCAAAATGCCCTTTGGAGTCTTAATTTCGACGATTTTTGTCTGTTTCACGCGCCTCTGACTGCCGCACACGCAGGGCATGAGACCTCCGACGACGATGTCAGGGAAGCCATCGCCGACGCCGCTCGTGATCGCGACCGTCAGGCCGAGCGCGCGGAAGACTTGCACGAGCTGGGTTTGGCTGGCGTCAACCTTCTTCGGCATTTCCTATTGGCGGCTGAAGGGGGCCAAGCCACTCACCTTCTGCCAGTTCAATCACATCAAACATTGAATCTGTACCCACGAATGCTATGCTAAAAGGACTGCCAAGCGAGCTGTAGACGTAAACAACCGCTGGCTTTTCTGTGACGCGAGTGTCTCTGATAAACCTGAAGTTCTTCAGCCAGTAAAAGCCGTTCTCGTGCGGCAGTTCTTTTGTCCACTTGGAAAATAGCGGCTCAAAAGAGTTTTCAGAATAACCATTGCCATGATCGATGGTGGAATAAAGGGTCGAGCCGTCGCAGTCCTGATAAACCTCAATAATTTCAGTTGCGATGGAGTATATAACCCTATCGCCGATTTTAAATTTTGGGGGCGGCTTCGGAATATTCTCTTTGCTCCACTTAGAAAAGTTCTTAACATTTGTGCCGGGTACATTGTAATCAGGATGCTCAAGGCTTTTCTTGCCACAGATCGGGCACTCGTGATTCACAAAATTGCCGGGACAATCTTCTTTGCTGTGCTGTTCTTGGGACATTTCGCAGCTCCTATTCTTCAATAAATATCTCGACGGCCTCGTATTTGTTGATGGCTTCGATTAGCTCATCTGCACCCTTAATACCAGCATCACTTAAGCCCGAAAGGTAAGCTATGTCCGCCGACGTTAAGGTAGTTGGCCCGCCCTTAAGTGAGCCATCCTGTTCCCAATACCTTTTTGCGAGAAGCGACTTTAATTCTATTGGTAGGCGATGTTCTTCGACGGGCACCACTGGCCGCCAATAAAGACTAAAGCTCATCCTGAAATCCTCCAGTTGTTATAAGATTGAATGATCACCGGGCCAGTCCTGCCCTGACTTCCACTACAAGCACTCGTCGTTCACTGGATTAGCGGTCTACACGGACACGCCGAAAGCCCGGTATTTTTGCCGCGGCATGTCATCTCGCCATGCCGCCGGTGATCTCCCCAAGTTTAGCACTCTCCACTAAGCAGGCAGTACAGGATGGCGCTTGCGCGCCTATGACCGAAAGCCGAGAAAGAAAACTAAGCCAGCTTTCATATCCAGCAAAATCAGGTCAGTCGGGCGCGGGTCGAGCGCCTTCTCCATCTCAGTGCGCGAAGTATCCGTGAGCAGGATACCTCCCTCTGGAAACTCTACAGCGCGCTCCTGATAATCCAGAAGATTGAAGGTATGCTCGCCAAGAGTAACCTCAAACCGCTTCCGGTCTACCTCCAATTTCTTATGAATTGAAAGCATTTTCTCATAAGTTAAAGGTTCGCCTGCGGCAGCTTCCGTGCTCGCATATGCCTCGACCAGAGTTTCATTGATATGCCTCGACACAAGCTCGCTCCAGCCATCATCGTCAAACTGAGCACCCATAAAAAAGTCCTGCTGATGAAATGAAATAAATTTCTAACGCTAACGACACTTTGAGGTGGCGCGTTACCCTCACTTTGGGGCGGGCTGGGAAGGACCCGCGCTTGATGCGCTCAGAGAGGGGAAAGACCTGTCTTCGACAGGCTTTCAATCAGGACTGATAGGTGTACCCCAGCGCTCATTGGCGTATGCCTCAAGCACGACCCATGCTCGATGGCGCTGGTAGTAATGACGCACACCTGTCGGCTCTGGCCAGTGAACAGCAATCACGTTGGTCAAGCGCTTTCGGTGTTTTCGGTCTCTGCGCCTATGTAATGTGCGCCATCGCCTCATGCTTTCGTGCTTTCAGGCTCTTCAATATGTATGACTGGATTCTTGGCGATTGGACTGAGAATCGGCGGCCAATGCCAGTGTCCGCCCGCCGTGCCATAAAGCACATGCTGGTTGAAGAAGAGACCAGTCGGATTGAGCACGGCTAGACCGACGGCACTCTTCTCATTACCCGGCTCGTCTACTTCAGTGATGATGGCCGCTCTATCGATCGAGGGATACTCGCCGCCGGGCGTGCCATAGGCTACATAGTGAACAACTCTGCCGACTGTTGGAATCTGCATAACTCTCCTTTGTAACGTTGTAACGTGAAGGGAACAGGGCGCAGCTCTCCCACAAGCCGCGCCCTGCCTGCGCTCTCTCAGCTCGTGAGCGTCGAGAGCAGCATGTCGAAGCTCGCGGCGTCGAGGTTGATGTAGAAGTGCTCTTCGTTGTCCGAAGCGTTCTGCTGCACGACCTTCAGGCGCGCGTCGGGCATGACCTCCAGCACTTCCACCTCGCGCAGATCCGTCTTGATCGTCGGGTGACGGTGCGACCGGATGAGGCGATTAAGATGGTTCGCGGTGAACTCGCCGAGCGGCGCAAACGCCGGGTCAATGGCACGCTGCACTTCTGCCTGCTCCGTCGCGGGCGCAGTGGCGGCTGCCGTGGCCGGTGCCTGTGCGGTGGCCGGCGCGGTTTGAGATGAAGATTCGTCGGTTGCTTTCTTGGGGTCCATGAATTTGCTCCTCGTTTGATTGATTGACATGAATGAGGCTCGCGGCCTACACTCGCTTCATACACATGAATGAGAGAGGCCAGTGGTCGCCGCTTGGTACATTGGCCAGAGAAAATCAGCCCCGGAACGTTCGCCGCTTTGGTACGCTCTCCGGGGCTTTGGTCTGTTCAAAAGCCTCCGCGCGCGTCTCATCCAGTTGCTTCAGGACAGGTCGAAGCTTCTCGACCATCTCGATTGTGCCCGGCGCGAACGGATGGAATCTGGTACCACGATCTTCGGCCTGCTTAGCACAGTGGTCGAAGTATTCAATGAAGCCCCTCAACTCGGTTTCGATCTTGAGCAAGTCGTCTAGCTCGGCCTGTCCAATCATCTGTGCACCTCGTCTCGTCTGAAAAGTGAGATACGAAATACGGCAGCCGCACCATGTGCAGCACACATAGCCTTTAGCTTGCCATATTTGACGAGAGAAATTGTTACGACGCCCGCAGGGGCACCGGATGAGGATGGAGAGAGGAGAGCTGCCGAGTAGGCGTGCTTTCATTAATCCTGTGGATATGCCCACTCCTCTTTAGGCTTGTTGCTGCGCCAGCAAGACAGATGAGCAGCGCGCGATTTGTCGCCTTTACTGTAACCGGCATATACGGCATCGCCGACTTCTTCTGCTTCAATTAACTCTCCGCAGATGCGACACGGCTCATTGGCGTACATCGACAGAGCGAGTGATAACGGTGCGCTCATCAGCCTTCGACCTCCTGCCAGATGCCATCATCCCGATCAACGCAGAAAATATCGTCGGCATCAGTAAAGGTTTTCTGATAGCCGGAGTATTGGTCTTCGGCGATGATTCCATCATCATCACGATCCTCCGCGCGATAAACGCGGCCATCGTTGCCGATGATGGTGTCGCCGATGCGTATGTCTCTAACGCTCATGATCGCCTCCTAAACGATTCCAGAATTCTTTGCTCTAGCTCAGTCAAATCCCACTGCGCGACGACGACATAAATCGGATGAGCGATGCGCTCCAGTAGAAGCGGATCATGCGGCGCGCGCGGCGGGTAATACACTTCGCGCCACTCGGCTACATCCCAGAGGATGAAATACTTTGAGAGGTCGTCTTTCGGTCGCAGGTGAAATGGAATGAGGGGTACAGGCGAAGCGTAGGTCGCCTTGAACCAACGGCGCTGACCTATAGCTTTCTCGTCTGGCTTCTCTATTACGCCGGGCGCGAGTTCAATGAATAACCCTTGATTGATGCTTGCTTGATGACTGCCGAGCTGCTTGTCGTAGTTTGATTCAAGGAGGGCTTTGTATATCTCGCTACTGTCAGCGCTCGGACGTTCCCACGCCTTGAAGCGGCCTTCCATTTCTCCTTGAGGGACACTCGCATACGTCATCGTATGTTCAAAGAAAATCGTCTCAAGGTCTGCGCGTGCGAGTGCTAGCTTCGGGCAGTGATTATCCGGGAACTGGCCGCCTCGCCTGATAGCTTCATTGACATCGATCACAGCCAGACCTTCAGCCAGCGCCTTATATCCGCGATAGAGAGCTCTATCCATTTCAGTGAGATTCTTCCTCTGGCGCGAGGTGAAAGCTTCGACCCGCTTGCGCGCTTCGTCTCTATCAACCTCTAACGAACTGAATTCCATGATTTGCTCCTTTCAAAGTTGGTGAACCGGACGCATCCGCCTCGCGAGACGAAGCGCATTCAAGCTTGAACCTCCAATGATCGCCGCGCGGTAGAGCGTTGGCGGCTAATTCAAATTCAAGCCTTCTGGCGTGCGTCCGGTTCATAAAACGGCTGCCTCTGCCATAGCCGGTTTCAGCTTCAGAGAATGAAAACCTGTTCTCTCGGCCGGCGGAATGTACTGGAGGTGAAGAACGTCGAAAACATCCTGCTCTTCACGGGTTATGATTTTCGCTTCGCCATTCCTCAGATAGCCGTCTCTTGACGGCATGCCGATGTCGCGCGCGTGAGTCACCAGCGCCGCCGTGAAATCCTTCGAGCCGGTGCGAATGGCATAGATCAAACCGAAGTTATCGGGGCGCGCTAAGAACAGATCGAGCTTGATATTTTCTTTGAGGAGCGCGCGCCAGTACTTGCCGTCCGGCTTCGGCTGCCAGTCGATGATTTCGTGAGTGCCGGGCTTGATCCAGCGGATGTGATGCGATGGATCACACGTCGCCCACATGTGCAGCAGATTCGAGATCTCTTCATGAGCATCGTCGAAGAGCAGGCTGCCATCGAAGGCGGTCTTTTCAAATCGCGGGATGGCTACCAGCTCAATGTCTTTCACGTCCTGGCAGCCGCGGCGAATGCTGCCGGCGACTTCTACGCGCTCGACGTAAGGGAGCATCATTTCGCGATAGTAGTAAGCAAGAGCGTGCGCCTGTTTGATGAACATCTTTTATGCCTCCTCCTTGAAACTCACCTCACGCGGATCAACCAGCTCCATATTGTGAGGATTGTTTTTCTTGCCCGTCGGCACGGCGAGCAAAAGCTTGGCCTTGGTCCAGCTCAAGAGAATGCAATGCTTCTCCACATGAGGAGAGACCTGCCATGTAACTTTGCGCTTGCGGTCGCGCTCTTCGAGCTGCAAGATTTCGATCATGATTGCCACCAGATGAGAATGACGAGCCAGACGAGAGAGATGATCACGGTGCCGGTCGCGATCATCGCCCACTCTCGCCAGAAGTGGACGCGCCTCTCTTCGGCGGCTTGAGCCGTTTTCAGCTTTTCAGTTTCAACTCTCAGATCGGCGATCCGGTCTCCGAGCTCAAGCAGCCATTCGTCTTTGCGCTGGATATGCTCACTCATCCAGGCGAGCACGGCCTCGGTCTCTGACTGCTCCGGCGGCGCGGCCTCGCTCTCTTCGATCACATCCGGCCACTCGTCCTGAATTTCGTTTTCTGCCTGCATAGATTCCCCTCTCTAGCTCACGAGCTAAGATTTTTTGCCGCGTCGTTTCTTCTTCCGCCGCCGTCCGCGGCCGCCGGTGCTGAAAGGCACCCGGACTTTCATCGACGCCTTTCGCTTCCTGGCCTCGTCGCGCATCAGGTACCGCTGCGTGGTCGCGATCTCGACGTGGCCTAAGAGCTGCCTGACCATGTCGATGTCCGTCCCCTCGTCGACCAGGTGCGTGCCGAACGAGCGCCGGAGGTCGTGCGGCGTAAAGTGCAGAAGGCCGCACCCCGCCGCGCGCCGGCGCAAGGCCACATAGAGCCCGTTGGCCGAAAGATGCCGGATGATCACATGGCCGTGACGGTCTACCGGACACAGGAGCGCGCCGGGCTCCGCGCCGCGCGCGCGAAGCCACGCGTTGATCGCGCGCCGCGCGCCGCCGTCGCCGAAGTAAACGGTGCGGGCTTTGTCGCCCTTGCCGCGCACGATCAAGCTGTGCGAGCGGCGAGAGTAAGCTGAAAGCTCCAGGCCGCAGGCTTCGTCGCGCCTGAGACCGCCGCCGTAGAGCAGAGCGAGGAGCGCGGCATCGCGCATCGCGCAGAGGCTTCCGTCACGCTCGCAGGACTCAAAGAGCGTGGAGATCTCGGCGAGAGAAAGGGCGCGCGCCGGCCGCCTGCGCTCGTCAGTGCCTTTGACCAGGCGCACGTCGCAGAGGCGCGCGTAGTCCTCGTGCGGCATCTGTTGGAGGTGCCACGCCCAGCGCGCGACCCCGCGCACGGCGCTCAAAGTCGAGTTGATCGAAGAGGGCGCGTAAGATTTGCCCTTGAGGGAAGCTTTGCCCTTAAGTGCGCCTCTGAGGAATTCCAGATGAGAGCTGCGCAAAGATGACCAGTCAAAATCGAGTCCGGATGCGCCGCCTAAGAGCCGCGCCGCTCGTTCCAGATTCGAGCGCTGTGTGCGCTGGCCACTCTCGGCCAGAGTGTTCAGATAGAGCATGACGGGAGCGAGCCGGGAGCGAGCCGGGAGGTGGCCGGGAGCTTCAGAGAGGAGGCGCAGCGCGCCCATGGCCGACTCCCTTTGAACGCTGAATGTGACGACTCTTTGCGGCATCCGTCCCCTCTCGAAAAACTGCACCAATTTCTGCAAGTGAAAAACCCGAATTTTTGCCCTTTTACCCCTTACCCTTTACCCCTTTGAGATTGCCGGAAGAGTCAATAAAAACGGGCGGTTCCCCGCCGGCGCCCCCCGCCGCCCGCCCGTTTTTGGTTCTAGGTGTTGTGAATGTGTTTTCTCAACACCTAGAAAGCGCCGTTTTCAGTGGCGGCAAGTCGCGCAACCTGACTTCACCCGCGCCGCCGCAACAATCACAATCTTCTGTCACGGACGTGGGTTCAAGGTCGCAGGAAAAGCCCGGCAATTCCCGCTCCTGCTCACCTGAGCCAGCACAGTCAGGACAGATAATTACTTGAGCTAAAACATCCGGCTCGTTCATTGCGCGCTCCGTAGTTTTTCGTAAGCCTCTCCGCATGCTTCGCACATCACACGTTGACGTTTCGAGAAATAGAGGGCACGCTCTCCCGCTTTGACTTCGACCGGACAGCCGCGATGCACACATGCGCCGCCTGTCCGCGCCGCTGCGAGCCACTTGAACGGCTCTTTCTTCACGAGTGGCGGGAAGCCTGCCAGCACGCGATGCTCAGGGCAGTAATCAACGTCCTCGCCCTCGACGTGCGCGACGCAGGATTTACAGATGCGCCGGTTGCACATGGCCAGACCTTTGCCACTGCACGCGTGACATTCGCCGCGACCGCGTCGCCCCTTACCCTTGCACTTCGGGCAGTCTCCTCCGACGAGGTAATCGCATAGAGCGACAGACCAGCCCTGACAGAACTCGCAGCGCCTGCGCGGCTGCCGCCCCGTGCAGAGGACTGCCGATGTCGCGGGCATGCCTTCGCGCTTGATCGTGGCGTAAAGACAGCCTCCTGCTCCGGTCTCAAACTTCTCCTGCGACGCAGGAGTAAATTCGAGGGACACGGGCGGACGGAAGTCGCTCTGCTCTGTTGACTGCTCATTCATCAAATCCTCGCAGGAGACTCCGCCGCTTTAGCGCGGGGAGGAATGCGTAGCCATTGCGGTTGTGCTTTCAAGCAACCGCCTCAAGTCTCGTTGACGCTCTGCGCGCTACGTCAACAAGCCACTTGGCAAACTCAACAGGCGTATGCTCTCGCTCTGCTTTAGTGATCTCTCGCTTGTTCGAGCGTCGAGTCGTAGTTGATACAACGTACTCGGCCTCACCTAAGCGAAAAGGGATAGGCGGCAAATCTTTTGGCTCAATCCCGACGACATACAGTCGCGTGAGCTTGTCAGCTTTGTGACCCCACCACCATTGCGATACGACGAGCGTAAAGCCGCCGAAAGAATCACGCTTGCCCGGTTCTGGTAGCCCACAAACAGGCCACAGCCTAGACGAGTAAGGGTGCTCCAATACTCCGCCCCACATCTTGACTTGCTCAGCTGCCCAAATCGCCAACGCCTTCTCGCTTTCGGGTGCGCTAGAGAAGTGCGACAGCTTACCCCACAAACGACACGGCGGATGGGCTACGACAGGACAACCGCCCTGAAACTTAAGTGCGTCTCGCTCTGCGTCCCAAACGTCACAATCCGGCAGCGTCTTATAAATCGAATCTTGACGAGCAAAAAGAATTGCGATAGTCATAACTCAAAAGAATCTCCGTCCTTTAGGTCGCGGGAGGCTTCAAGCTCAAGTAGCTCCGCGCCATATCTGGCATAAACGCGTTCATACGCTCGCTCAACAATCGCCTCCGCCTCATCCTCTCGGCCTGCTTCAATCGCATCGCACATCAAATCGAGTTCGCCGGTGCTGCCGAGTCCCGCGAGAGCATCCGGCCATCCGATAGGAATCTCGCCATTAAAGATCATCGCTGTGCCTCCGCTCGACGAGCGATTTCACGATCCAATTTGTCGAAGTCGCCGCGCTCGCCCAGCGTGATTAAAATCTCGCGCGGCGTCATCCGCGTGGCCGGTAAACATTCCTGACAAAATGGCACGTTGCTCGCCCACGGTTTTCCGCATGTATGACAAAACAAGAGTAGGCGCGGCTTGTTGAAAATCAAGATTTGTGTAAGCTCTTCAGCGTTCGTGTCGGAGGTGTTTGCACCCAATACGACGTTGTTGCAACGCCTGCATTTAGACTCAAAAGTTGCTTCTTTCATCAGAACCTCGGCGGAGACCCCTCTGCATTTATGCAGGGGAGGAAGCCGCAGCAATCGCGGAATCGCTTTCAAGATTCCGCCTCAACTATCAGTACATAGGCTGATAGGTTTCGCGGTATGCGTTTGCAACTTCGTCGTGTATCTCGTCAATCAAGTCAAGTTCGTACAAGTCACAGCCGCATTTGGTAGATTCAACTTCAAACTCGAAACAGTAAGACACGCCGTTCTCGTCACCATCCGCTTCGTAGCCAGCGAGAACATGAATCGCGTCAACCGCTTTGCAGTTCGGACAATCGAAGTCCATGTAAATTGCGTCAACCATGGCTTTCCTCAAACGACAAAGCGCGGGTCAATTACCAGGGCGACATCTTCAGCCAGAATCGGCAGACCCTTGCACTCAAGCTCAACCGCAACATCCACCGCGTTGCTGTCAAATTTCTCGGCCAGATGGAGCACGAGACGTTCGCTCTGCTCTTCCGAGAGCGCGTTCAGGTTCAAGAGATAAACTTCCGTTTGCGGTTTGCCCGGCAGGTCTGTGATAAATCCGCTGGCGTTCAAAACCTCGACGCGATTCGTGCCGAAGACCTGCATCCAATCGGCGTATCGCGCACTCTCTTCAGACAACACTGCTTCGACTGCTTTCCGCATCACTCACCTCCACGTTCACAAATTTTTCGATCAACCTCTGGCGCACATCATCGTCGAGCTGCATCGAGGCGATGATGTCTTCCGGCTTTTGCCCGTATTGCATCAACGTCCGCACGCGATGCGCGGCCTCGTCGAAGTACAGATTTTCATTCACCGGAGTCGCGCGAGCTTCGCTGATAGCTTCAGGCGTTTTGCTTTCGAGCCACTCGCGCACCAATACGTCCGCATCACGCAAGGGATAGTGCTTCATCGCCCAGCCGCCCGGATTCGTGAAGCCCGGCGTGTGGCGCGCATAATCGAGATAGTCTTCAAACCGGAGGTCTTCAGACACACACACACGATCTTGTGTTTCCGTCAGCTCGAAGAGCGACGGCGCTGGTTCTACTTCGTGTGTGTGTGTTTCTGCTTCGTCTCTTATTGGTTCTTCTTTTAAAACTGGTTCTTCTTTAGTAATAAGAGACTGACTCCGAAAAACCGTATCCGAATTTTCCGTATCCGAAAAAACCGACTCAGTTTTTTCGGATACGGTTTTTCGGAGGAGGTTTGAGTCTGAAGGCTCATCATCTTCGTTGCCTTCGTACTTGGCGACCTCCGCATCAGAGGGGAAAATCAGGTAAAAATTGCGCGCATAATTCTTATCACGCGGCTCCGGCGTGTAGTGCGCAGGCGGCTCTTTGGCGCGCAGGAGCACGCGGCGACCTTTGATCTTCACCTCGCACAGCTTATTGAGCGCCTTATGCACGGTGTCCTCTTCGTAGCCGGTCTCTTTGCGAATCGTCGAGACGCGCGGCCACGCCCAGCCCTGCTCATCCGTGTGAAGTGCAATCGCCATGAAGACGCCTAGCTTTGCCCCTTTGAATAAATTTAAGCACCGCCTGAAAGCGACGGAGATTTGCAGGTGAACCTCTCTGCGCGAAGTCTCACCCAGTGAGCGGCTGCGACCGTTGAAGACGCTGAACACGCTTGCTGCTTAAATCCTTTCTCCAGGAGTCCACCAAATACACCAATGAGCTATCTCTCCAGGAGAGATAGCTCATTGCAGCATCATGCCCGCTTTCGCTGCTGCATGGGGCACTCATCAGTGAGTGCGATTAGTTCGTCGAGCGATAGCTCTGAGAGCTTTTCGCTGCTCAAATTTTTCTTATGGAGAAAGCGCGCCTGCTCTCCCTCATCCCATTTCTGGAATTTGAAATATGCCTGCATGTGCTCGACCAGCCGGGCGCGTTCTTTTTTCTTAGCAAGCTGCGTGTTGAGCGCGGCGAGTGCTTCCTGCATCTCCTGCTCGCTCTTACCCGACAGGCGCGCCATCGCTGTCTTCCGCGTCTCTTCGTTGGCATAGAGTTCTTTGCAGACGCTTTCGATCTCTCGCCGCAGGCCGTGAATGACAGCTGATTCGAGAGCCTTGCCTTTAGGAATTGAAGCCGCTTTTGATGCCGGCGTGCGCTTTGTTTCGAGACCTAAGAGCTTGAGGCTACGTCCGACAGCCGAAGTTTCTCCGTTCTCGATATAGGAGGTTTTGTTAACGTGCGATTCGGTGCGAATCTCATAGGCATGGCCGGTCGCGCTCGGCATCGTGTCTTCCGCAGTGCGGTAGACCTCTGCACGGACAACTACAAAGCCAGCTTCGCGGTCGTGCTCAAGAATGGCCGTGAGGATTCTTCCCGCCGGATATGCTTCGTAAAAGTCCGCGATCCGCTCGGCCACGGTCACGTAATCATCCAGCCTGCCAGCCGTCATGACGCGCCTCCTTCCGGGAGTTCATCAGAACTCACAAGGAGACTGCGAGCATTTATGCCGCAGAGGAATTGTGTCCTCTGCGAACATGCTTTCAAATGTTCGCTTCAAGTCTCCAATCCTTTCTAGTTTTAATACACGAAATAGTATGATAAATAATTTGCTTTGAGCGAAAATAACTATTGACAAGTAGCTTTCTCTGTGCGAAACTCTCTCTCGTAGTAAGAAATTGAAACTTTGAAGGAGACAACGAAAATGAAACGCTACGAAATTATGGCAAACAGCAGCTACAATCCAGTTGAAGATTGGCCGTCCTTCGCGTCCGAAATCCCACACGCGGAAGTTGAATCGGGCATTGAGAGCGTCACGATAGATGTTGACGATGAATATGCGGATGCGTGCGAGCAATATCTTGATAAAGCAACGTGGTGCGAGTCTTACAGCGAAGTCGTTAAGTTTCAAATAGTGAGTTATGCGAAAGCCAAGCTTGAGCTTTACGACAGACAAGTTGAATTTGAAGCCGATGCGCTTGAAGAAGTCGAGCGGGAAATCGCGGGCAGCGAGTTGCTTCAAGACCAAATGGACGGTCAGACCGAGCGCGTGTATAGAGTCGAGCGCACGGACGGTCAGGAGGTCTACTAACGTGGCGCAGATAATCACAACCGAAGTCGCAGCCGAGATGCTGGGGGTCACCCCCCAGCGCGTGCGGCAGATAGCAAGAGAGCTTGGGCTTGAGCCGCAGCAAATAGGCAAAGCTTTAATTTTTTCGAGCGCAGACATCAAGAAGATGCAGACGCGCAAGACCTCAAGGGGGCCAGCCAAACCGGAGCAAAAGTAATGGGCTTGAAACATCACAGCGGAGCGCATAGCAAGCACGTCCTCACGTACCATCTCGTCTGGTGCGTGAAATACAGGCATACTCTTTTGACTCGTCAAATAGGCGATAGAGTTAAAGAGATAATCCGCGAAATCGCAACACAGATAGAATGCGAGATTATTGAGACCGAAACGGACACAGACCACGTCCATGTGCTGATTAGGCTCAAGCCTTCGCTTTCTGTCTCTCAAGTTTTGCATAGACTCAAAGGCGCATCTGCTAGGCGCATCTTTCAAGAATTTCCCCAACTTCGACGGCGATTGTGGGGCGGGCATCTCTGGTCGCCGTCATCTTTCTCAAGCACCGTTGGCGGCGTGACTCTCGAAGCCATCAAGAAATACGTCAGAGAACAGCGCGAGAATCTTTCTGAGGAATCCCCGCCGCTTTCTTAGAAGGCGGGGAGGATTCAACGTCATAGAGAATCGCGGAGAAAATAATCGGCAGTTGATGCTGGTCAATGTAATTGCTTGCGAGCCGACGGCGCACGTAGCGCTTGCCTGTGATCAAGTCGTCGTGACGCTTCCACAGAGCAGCGCGCTGCACCGCGAGCCGCGCGAGTTGGAGATTCACTTCGGCGAGTGCGACATCAAGTGATTCGAGATCATCGGTGTCAACCATCCCGGCCACTTCCGCAGAGTCGAAACGGAGCGCGAATTCTTCGAGCAGAGCTGCGTTGCTCATCAGCATGCCCTCCTCGCCGCGACCAGTCGCTCCACTTCGACCACGAATGCGAGCGAAAACCCTTCCGGTATTTCTGCTGTGAAAATGGCAGGCTCATCGCTCGCATAAAGGACGGTGTGCCAGACCTGCCCGTAAAGCTCGTTGACCAGTACGTGATCGCCGAAAGCGAGGCTGAGGCGCATGACTTCATCGAGCACAGCAGCGGCGTGCCAGCAATAGGAGCACGCCGGGCATGAGCACGAGAACGCGCGCGGCTGCCACTCGTCATCGAGCTTGAGCCGGTAAGTTCTGCCCGACAGCGGCGAGACCAGCTCGTAACTGCATGCGCCGAGCGCAGTGATCCGAGGGCGCAGTCTGCGCGCCCGCTCAAAACTCTGGTCTGGAATTTGAAAAATTGGTATCATGCGACAAGTCCGCCTCTCGCGTGACATTGGGCTGACCGGGTTGAATCTTTGCTGGATGCCCCGGTCAGCCCTTAATTTTTATTCAGGCCGCTTTGCTGTTGCGCGACTTGGTTTTGCGGTTCCACATCTCATTTGCGCGTTGCTGCGGCGTCTTATTTTTCCCCGCTTGCGCCTCCAGGGCTTTATGCACGTCAGAGCGCAGGAACTTCAGCGGGCGGCTTGACTGGCGCGGAATATCTTTCGTCCCGCACTTGCGCCGACGCACGCTCGCGATAGAGCACCCGAACAGTTCAGCCACGTAGGCAGGGCCGACAAGTTTGTCCTGCTCTTCCGTAGGGAGCATGCAAAAAATCAAAAAGACGCTCACCTGTGACCTCCTGCTCCGCTGATGCTGAAGCGCAGATCTGTCCGCATCGCGGTTAGCTTCGGCCTCACGCCTCCGAGCGCGTGCAGGCGAACATCTATCCGCGATAAATACATGCGCGTGACCTGAGCCACGTCGAGCAGCTCCGTGCGCGTCTCTTCGAGCGCCGTGCGGTCGAGCGAGCGCATGTCAAGTGAATTGAGTTTGGAGATGGCCTCGGCTGCTTCTCTGAGGAGGTCGTTCGCGGCGAGGTGATTGTCCCACTCGGAATCGAGCGCGGCCTGCTCTTTGACGAGCTGGCGATAGTGACGGCGAGGATATTCAGCCAGACGCAGCGCCTGTTTGCCTGTCGGATCAACTTTCCACGCCTCTTCAACCAGCTCGCAGTAACGCTCGATGAGAGATTTCCGAAGCCCTTTGAGGAGCGCATAGAAGTGAGTTTTCTTGCAGCCGAAAAACTTCATCAGTCGCCGCTTGAGGACGGGCGTGCGCCAGATAGATTTCAGCAGAGTGTGTGGTTTCGGTAGCAT